TGACCGGGCGCTACCAAGGCGATCTGTCAGTTCAAGCTTCTAAAGGATGAACGAATTTCGACTGACCTCTGTGGATTCCGTTAATCACCCCGCCCACTACACAGCTGGGAAGACGGAGGTGATTGATGTGCTCGAAGACTGGGTGAAGGCCGCGCCCGATCCTGTGCTTGGGGGCCTTCAATGGCAGGTTATCAAGTATCTCAGTCGTATGTGGTTAAAAAATGACGCATACGAAGATGCCCGCAAGGCTCAGTGGTACTTGACTCGCCTCATCAACCGACTAGCCACGGACGCCTACATCGAAAAATGAGGCATTGGTGGCGAGTCCTCGCTCTCGCTGTCGGTGAAAAAGCGCACCAGCACAATCGGATCGCTGATCAGGTTGCACTGGTGCGTCTTTTTATCCTCAGCGCTTACATGACCACAAACCTCTTCATTTGCGCCGGAGTTATTCGTCACTGGAATGACTAAGCAAATGCCCCAAGGGGTCAAGTTCAAACGCGGCGAGGAAAACATCGCTGCACTTCTAACGCCTGAGCTGGTTCGCAAAATGCGCCAGCTGCAGAAAGATGGCTGGTCTTACAGGCAACTGGCCTCTGAATTTGATGTTGATAAAAAACACGCTTGGCGTATCTGTAACAATCAGGCTTGGACTTGGCTTAAGTGAAATTTTGTCCGAAGTGCGGTAACAAAACGTTCCGCGCCACAGAAATACGGGACCGCCAACCTCAGGTGCGGCAACGGGTTCCAGCCACGCGGATTAGACGCAAGTGTCTTACTTGTGGATACGCTGCGACTTCTTTTGAGATTGATGCGTCTCAAATGAAACACTTTGAGAAGCTTCAAAAGTTTGAGGAGGCAGTTCTCAAATACATGAAGCTTGATACCCTTGAGGGCGATGCTTGTTATGACTGCATCCACTGGGATAACAAGGGTTGCACCATGCAACTACCCGAAGCTGGTGGAACTTTTGCCCAGGATTGTTCTCTATTCAAAAAACAATGACTCAGGTTTCGCTGAACATCAATGAGCGGCTTTGCTACAGCTGCGGCAAGAACACTCGCAACCCCATCTATTGCTGCAAGTGTTACAACAAAACTCCAGCAGGGCGGGTGGAGATGAAGCGCGAGGTGATGATGCGGAAGTACGCCCGCTTGGATGGTGGGGCGACTTGCCGGAACTGTGTGCACTGGGAAAACAGGTGTCTGCTTGGGATTCCAGAGGCGGGCTCGGTCTACGCGGCGGACTGCCCGGCACGGGAGACTGTTAGTGTGCTAGAGTAAGGATTCGGTTGCCTAACTTGGCATGAACTTCCTACTTGGCCTGCAGCACCTCGACACTCTGCAGGATGCAGAAGTCGTCGCGTTTGACTGCGAGACCACTCAGCTCCAGCCGGCTGAGGGCAAGATGCGCTTGCTCCAGCTGGCTACCCACAATCGGTTACCCGTGGTGATCGACTGCTGGGACCTAGACGACGCAGGTTGGGACACGCTGCGCCAGTTCTTTTCTGAGTCGCGGAAGTGGGTTGCCCACAACGCGGTCTTTGACCTGGGGTGGCTGCAGGCGCACGGGATTTATCCGGGCGGGATGGTGTTCTGCACCATGCTCGCCAGCCGGGTTTTGACCAATGGCATGATCCTGCCGAAGCATCCGCACACGCTCCAGTCAGTGGTGAAGCGGTATCTCAAGGAGGACTTGAGTAAGGAGGAGCAGCGCAGCGATTGGTCGGCGGAACTGACCATGTCGCAGCTGGAGTACGGCGCCAATGACGTGCGCGTGCTGATGGAGCTTTACAACCCGATCCAGCAGATGATGGCCACCGGCAATCTGCACAAGGCTTGGATGCTGGAGTGCATTGCGCTGCCGGCGATGGCGTCGCTTTGGCGGAATGGCCTGCCGTTTGACAAAGATCTGCTGCTCCAGCTGCAGGAGGATCTCGGTAAAGAGCAGGTCGAGCTGGGTGAGCAGTTCATTCAGGAGTTGGATGAGGCGTTGCCCGAGGAGCACAAGTTGCCGCGTGATCCCGATGGGTCGCTGAATCTTCGGGCTAAAGCCGAGGGTCACGTGCGGTTGGGCACCAAGAAATTGGCCGGGTTCAATATCAATTCGCCGGCGCAGCTGCGGCAGAAATTCACGGTGATCCTGGGGCAAGTTCCAATAAGTGAGAAGACCCAGAAGCCGAGCGTGGATCGGGTCACCATGCAGCAGTACGTGGCCGAGCACTCGGTTATTCGCACGTACTTGAAATGGAAGAAGGTTGAGAAGCGGCGCCAGATGGTGGAGACGCTGATTAGTCACCTGGAGCCGGATGGGTATATCCGTGCCAGCTATATGCAGGCCGGGGCGGATACGTTTCGGATGAGTTGCCGGAACCCGAATCTGCAGCAGGTGCCCAGGGATCCCAGGTTCAGGATCTGTGTTCAGGCTCCAGCTGGGTGGAAGATGGTGGTGGCTGACTTCGCGCAGATGGAGCTGCGGTTGGCGGCGGCAGAAGCACAGGATGAACTAATGATTGGAGCCTTCCAAGACGGGCTCGACTTGCATACGCTGACTGCGATGGAGATCTACGACGTGCCCGAGGAGGCTGTCACCAAGGAGCAGCGTCAGATCGCCAAGTCGGCCAACTTCGGACTCTTATATGGATCGGGCGCAAAGGGTCTGCGGCAGTACGCCGCTGGGATGGGTATCGAAATGGATTTGGATGAAGCATCGGAAGTCCGCCAGAAATTCCACGCTGCTTATGCGGGCATCAACGCATGGCAGCGTCGAGCTGCTCATGCGGCTGACACGACTAAGGGAATTGGTCAGGTCCGGGTTCGCGTCTCGAACCTCCGGCGGTTTCTTCCTGGCGACCACAACAAACTCACCACGCGCTGCAACACGCCGATACAGGCTGCTGGCGCGGCGGTTCTCAAGCGGACACTGGGAATGCTCTGGCCGTTATTGCTCCAGAGCGGTGAGGATGAAGTTCGGCTGTCCGGGGTCGTGCACGACGAAATCATCCTCGTTGCGCGTGAAGATGTAGCCGAAAAATGGGCTGAAATTCTTCAGACCACAATGGAAAAGGCCGAGTCAGAGTGGCTAGGAAAAGTTCCAGCACTAGCGGAAGCTCATGTCGGAAGCAGTTGGCTCGACGCCAAATAATCCAATCAAACTCACCCAATACCGGGTGACTCTGTACCCGAAGCATGGGGCGACCGAGAACATTTACATGGAAGCCCCAGACGTTTACACGGCACAGCAGTACACCCGGCGGGTTTACCCCGATCATCGGATCCTGGCGATTAAACCCCTGATTGATCTAGTCGAAGAACGAGTTTCATGAGTCGCACCGGCAGGGAGATGATGCTGGAGTGGTTGTATAAGGAGATTCGGCTGGCGAAGACGGCGGATTTGCAGAGGGCTGCCGCTTTCTTGGAGTGGGCGCGGGGGATTCGGAAAGGGTGCTCCAAGCAGAGGGGTGGGGCGCGGGTGGCTCAGGCCAATGCGTGGAGAAAAGGTGTGGATCGGGATGTGCGCTGGTAGGTCTACTGTGTCTCAGTATGCTATTGTGTAGGAGACTAGAGGACTAGCGATGCCCCTGAAGCACGGGTCGAAAATTTACTGCCAGCTGCTCCTGGATACCAATCGGTACAAATTGGCCGAAAACTTGGCAGCTGAAAGAGGCGTGCGCGTAACCGCCATGCTGCGCGAGTTCGTCTATTCGGCGCTTTCTCAGATCCAGCCGCAGGAATATGGCATTGCCGAGCAGGCGGATAAGGAGGCTTGGGCAGAATCAGTCCAAAGGCGGGTAGAGGGCAGACAACGCTCCAAGCAAGACAAAAATGAGTCAGGTAAAGACGCATAAGACTCAGTCGCAATGCTTCATAGTCTGGTCCGAGTCCGGTATAATCTCTAAGCTTACACAGTAAATTTTTAATTTCAAATGACGCGCTACGTCGTGATGGCGGGGGACCGCTGGGTCACTGCGATTTATGGACCGGGCAAAGGTATTGCCGTGACTCGGGTCAAGGAGGATGCCTCCAGCTGGCCGAATTACGAGAGGGCAGTGGTTGCGGCACGCGCTGCGGCGGATTGCACCAACAGCCCGGTGGCTGTGCACAGCATCGACGAACCCGCCTACTAGAACAATGAACAACGCGGTCTTGCAGTGGAAAGAGGACTTCGAGAAGTCCCAGCGACTCGGGGAAGGTCGGTCCCGCACCAGCTCGGAAAAGTCTGAGCTGTTCGAGCTGATGATTTGGATTGGCGGGCAGGGCGCTATGCGGGATTTGATTCGGGCGGAGTCGCTCCAGCAGGCGATTCAATTTGCCCAGAATCGCTACCCGAATTGCCGGGTGGATGTGCCCCCGAAGGCGGCCAAGAAACCTAAGCTGGCTCGTTCGCACACCAGTCCCAGCCTGGTGGAAAGGCGACGCAAACAAGCTGCTGAAGGGAAATGACTCCTCCGCCCAAGCTCAACTTCACCAAGGCCGCTGCCGAAATGGCACGAGCTGCCTACCTGGACGAGCTG